GCGCCATGGACTCTCAAAGGCAATACTATGTTGGAGTTCCTCTTGCAAAACTACCTCGTCAAAGGAAGTGGTCCGCAAGCGGTTTTCATGCAAGGCGATGATCTTAATCGTTGCCAGGCCAACATGACAGTTGACATGGATAGGAAGGTCATCATCGCGATGTACTGTAATTTCCAAATGTCGATGATTGCATCAACTGAGGCAGCGTTCTGTGGGTACGTATACGCAAATGGCATGCTCATTCCCAACATTCGTCGGAAACTCAACAAGGTGATCTGTGCTCCCATACGGGACAAGAAACACCTCGAAGAGTATCAGATTGGATTGAGGCAGTGGGTTAAGGACATGCGTGAGGATCCAAAGTATGTTGATATCGTAGCAGCCAACGCAGTCCAACTCGGGGGAGAGCCGGAACACGTCTATAACTGGATGGACACCATCGATAGTGTGTCGCACATTGATTGGGATCAGTGGTGCGGACTAGCCAACAAGGTCGATCAGAATGTCGCATATCTCGCTGAGGACGGATCTTTCATGACGGTGTGGTGAGCGTCACGGGCATACATCCCTAGAACTGTTTGAGAAACGGGTGAGATACCTGTTTACCCAGCCCTGGCAAGTAGGGGTCGCAGACAAAACTGTTGTTACAAAAGTGTTGTTTCGGTGGTATTGGGAGGCCTAGTCAACTCACGAAAAGGATTAAGGTCATATTCAGTCATACCATCTCATCGAAACAACAACAAGAATCATATCACGCAATGGCATTCCCATCCAAGCTCACAGGCAGAACCTACAAGACCTTGGCGGCAAAGAAGCAAGCAGAGACAGCGTGGAAGGCGGCGAAGACATCATACGGAGCCAAAGCTTCGGCGAAGCAGACGAGTGGTCCTAACAAGGTCAACAAGACGACAGGCGTCGGAAGAGAGAGTTTGGTGGAGGTTCTTAGTCATCCATTGTCCGCAGTGGCGCAGAAGACCGCGTACACATCGTTTGTGTTACGCGGTGATAGTGCTCACGCACAGCTTCAAGCGCTTAAGGCGAGGAGGCCCCAGATCAATGGGGTGAGACTCGAAGTCTCGTTCCCTCTTACTGGTGGCAATGGTAGATTCTCCGTAGCGTCGCTCAGGACGCTTTCAACGGGGTCCAAGAGCGTCCAGGTTGTCTCCAAGGTTATAGGAGCACAAACTTTCGATTCCATCGTCTTTGCTGACAAGTGGATCACGGTCAAGTCAATCGCTGGAGCTATACAGCCCGAGGATGAGCTAGGCAACACTGTCTTAGGAGACGACGATTTCAAAATCGTTGTCTTCTCGGCGGAGTCTTCAGAAGATCTGCCGGCCCAATCTGTTATCGTGAAGTGTTACGTCACGATGACAGTGGACAAGGTTTCGCCCGCAGGCGGAGTTTCTGCTTTGTGATGATGTGCCCCTCGTGAGTTGAGGTAGCTGATACATCGGGCGGTCGGTCGGACCGCCTATTA